CAAAAAACCCGTGAAGGATAGCTTCACGGGCCTTTGTTTTTTGCAATTTAACCTCAATGAATAGGAGTACATTGAATCGTTTGCTTGAGTATCTCTCCAGAGCGCTATTAGACATTACTAAAAAAACCCTATATCGTCAATCCCATATATTAATATATTTATATTTTTTTAATTTAGCCCGTAAATCGGGATCGGTGCATTTTTTACAAAAAAAATGTATAGCAATTCGGCTATCTCCTATAAATAATAAAATATTCTTATAATACACCGAACTTTTCGAGCTGTTTCCTATGTCAAGTACATAATCATCTGAATTGTATACCGTCATTTACCTTTAAAAGCTTCTTTAATTTCTTTGATGCTCCGGTTGCAACCGATGCAAATCTTTTTTTCATCTAATTTACAAATACCAATACATTTACTCATTTGTTTTTTACCGCATTGTTTAAAGAATTGACTACATCGTCTATGTTGGGCTCGATTTGCCACGGATTATAGACACATTTGTATTGTTTTGGGCACCACGACTCGATCATCAGCTCATATGTTTTGTTTCCACCTTGATAAATACAAGCCATTTGACCTGATTTAGAGGTAATTCTTTTTGTCAATCGACACGTTGTGTATTTAATTTTGTCAGCCTTACCTTGATTCTTGAGTTGTTGTTTGGTGTATTGCTTTGGTTTATATTCATATGCCGAAGCTTTTTTAGACCAGACGGAAGCCAGTAATAAAGCAAGACCTCCTACGATAGAAGCTACAACGAACCAAACAATACCCTCTCCAATTTGTCTTTGTAGCTGTTGTTGCTTGTAAACAGTCTCTTGGCGTTGTTTTCTTATTTGACCTTCCATGGCTAAGAGCTCTTCGTAAGCTCCCGGGCCGTGGGTCAAGTTCAGAAACATCTTGAGTTCGTACCTTTGTTCCTCAAGTTTCTTCTTGGCTGCATAAGCAGCGAGAGCTGCTTCCTCAATCGATCCAGCTTTAAACAATTTGCCAAACAGGGGAGGATTTTTCGCTTGTTTTTCAGCATTGTCAATATCAGAAACAGCTCCCATCCAACGGCCGATGTCTCCGCTCATTTGCTCAATATCACGAGCAGCGGAGAATCCGGCTTTAATAGCCTCAAAAGATTTTGTCGCGATTCCCATCGCGATCGAGATAGTAACAGGGTCCATACTGCATTATAGCATGTTTTTAAAAAAAAGTGAAAGTCAAGACTATGAATTAAAAAAAATATTTTATATAATGTTTAATTCAGAGGAGAAATATATGAAAAATTTACCAAACAGAAGACCGTGTATTACCACGGACGTAGGAGAAGGCTTGGCTGTGACCGTCTCTTTTCATCCAGAAACAGCTATCCCAGTAGAGGTTTTTTTATCTGGCAGAGGTAAAAAAGCATCCGATGGACCTATGACAGATGCTTTATATAACATAGGTGTAGAAGCGTCTAAATTAATGCAAAATAAAGATATTCAGTTAGCCGCTGAGTGATTTTTGGCTTTTCTTAAAGTCATTTCGGCATCTACGAGTTCTTTTACTCTCATTTGTTCTTCAGAAACATATTGAGAGTAGATGAACCGTAGTTGTCCACCCAAAGTTCGACCTTCTTTGGCTGCAATTTTCTTAATTTCTAAGTAAACGTCTTTAGGAACTAAGATGCTTTTCCATTTTTCGGTATCCATATCGCATAAATCCTTTTGTTTTACGGGATTATATGCGAGAATATACAATCACGTCAATATTTATTTTGATTCGCCCCAAGATGGACCTATTTCGACGTCAACTTTGCTAGGTACACCCAATTTCACGGCGTTTTCCATGGCATGAACGATTGCATTGACCTGTTCTCTGGAAGAAACAGAGACAGCTATCTCATCATGGATCTGAATAAGAGGAATTATTCCCATCTTGTGGATATCTACCATTGCTTTTTTAGTCATATCCGCAGCTGAAGCCTGAATTAATCGGTTCAAGGCTTTGTATGTGTACGCTCTCTTTAATCTGGTCGTTGGGCCGTGTTCATTGAGTGCTTCTTTATAAGGCAAGGCCTTATTCATAGCAAACGTGTCTGGTTCCCAAAGATCAAATCGGCATTTTCTACCTAAAATAGATCGAATTGACCCGGAGCTTTGACGTGCATTAAGCTTATTCATTACACCATGCATGAGCATTTTAACGAAAGGCACCCGTTCGTGATACTGACTAACCAGTTTTTTAGCCTCATCTACGGGGATATCAAGCTGGTCAGAGAGCTTATTGACCCCCATGCCATACATCATACCCAAATTTATAGTTTTAGCTTGCTTACGAGGTATTTTAGCCATGTCAGCCACCATGGTATGAAAGTCCATATCAGGATCATTTTGATATCCATCGACAAATTCTTGTACACCCTTCATGTCATGTCCTTGAGATTTACCGTAAGCGTGGGCATAATGGACCAAGATCCGTGGTTCCTGTTGCGAGAAGTCTATACTAGCCCACTCTTCGCCCTCTTCCGGTAGGAATAAAGAACGAATCATGGGTCCTAATTCAGGATCTCTAGCTGGAATTTGCTGTAAATTAGGATTATTCATACTAATTCTACCTGAAACAGTACCGCCATCATCGGATCTGATCTGATTTATATGTGAATGTATACGTCCATCCACAGCTGTATGCTTCATAATTGTATTTATAAAGGTGCCGTGGGTCTTGTTAAGATCGCGAGTTCTTAGTATCATCTTAGGTAGTTCGTGATCATGCTCGGACAGAAAGGATTTAGTAAAAGATGGAGCACCTTTTTCAGTTTTGGGATAATTTATACCAACTGTATCAAAAGCTTTGGCTAGTGATTGTGCCGCCCACACTTCTACATTCATGCCGGTTATATGCTTGATTTTAGCGAGCATAGCTTTTTCTTCCTTGAGAAGAAAATCTCTAGTGCGTTCGACACGATTCATATCAATGCGAACACCCTTCCAAGTCATATCTATAAGTACTGGGAGAACATCAAGTTCGAGATCAACCACGCTCCAAAGGTCCTCTTTAGTGATGAGAGGCTTGAAGAAATTCCAAAGCTCCAATGTGAGTTCGGCATCTACTTCAGCGTATGGCCCGACATGCATACTTGGGAGCTTCCAGAGCTCGGCTTTAGGATCGACCCCGAAATCTCTAGCGGCTTCAGTCAAGTTCTTTTCACTTTTTGTTTTTGAAAGATACTCAAAAGCTAAAGCATTTAGACTATAACTAAATCTGTTTTCATCTAGTAAAGATGCAATGACCATTGTATCCACGATACGTCCATTGACTTTAAAACCCATTCTTCTGAGCCATCCGGCATCATACTGAGCGTTGTGCATGATCTTTTCTGCGGGTGATTCACAGACTTTTTTCATCCAGTTATTGACTATACGCTCGTCAATGTTACCACCTCCGCCGTGACGAATAGGTATATAGCCTTTCCAACCGTCCACGGCTACTGCATATCCGACAACTTCGCCGTCTCCAGTAGGCCATCCAGGACCTTTTGTCTTTAGGTTTGGGTCTTTTGTCTCTACATCTATAGCTATTGTCTTGGCATCGAAAATATCGGGTAGTTCGTGTGGTGGAACCCATTCTGATTTAGGAGTGAACATCGCCATCTGAAGTGTCATATTGTACCTCTATTAGTTTGTTAAGGTACCACTGAGCTTTTTTAAGATCTTGGATACCATTTTTATGTCTGTAGCGTGTTAGATATTTCATTATATTTCCTTCCAGATAATAATGAAAACCTTCAGCTGTGACGGATTCTATCATGTCTATAGTTTCTATAGAGCTTTTTGTATAATGTTCTGGGTGATTAACTAAATCTTTCATTTCTTCTTCTTTTAACCTCATCTTCATATATTCCATATGTCTCATCATATTGCATAACTCCTGTTACTATCTTCTGACTCTACAATAAATAAATTGTCTTTAGCCCGTGTGACCGCAACATAAAACACCCTGTGTAAATCATCATTACCCCCGCTCATAGCATCATCAGCTGACGGAGATAAATCTGTAAACACAACTACGTTTTCTGATTCTCCACCTTTAGAACCGTGGATCGTGGATAATGTAATACGAGGCTCTGCATTAAACTTTTCTCCCCTTCTAAGCATAGCTGTAATATATACCCTTGATTCTTCAGGTAGTCTATCAAGAGCGTCTCTCCAAATCAACTCTTCCCCTACCATAAGTCCCCATTCTTTTTGCAAATCAGCCATATTAAAGAGATTGCTGTCATCTGCTCCACTCATTGTCTTGAAGCCTCGCTTGATACGATTACCTGTTGACATAAAACTGTAAATATCTTTGACGGTTTCTAAAGTGATGCTTTTACCTTTTCGCATCTGTTCCCATCCATTCACGGCAGAAGATATTTTAGATGAAATAGATCGGTGTCCTTTGTGAGTATATAAATAACCAGAGGATCTGAAAGTTTCAACAACAGGTTTTAAAATATATCCTGCCTGAGCTAATATGAGCCATTGTCCTTCTGAAACATCTAGATCTTCTACCCGGCTTATGTATTGTACACTACCTTCTTCTTTTTTAGGGTTGTATTTTTTTGGATAACGATTACTTATTCTGGATACGATTGTTTCAGCTATACAATGTATACGCCGTGGGACACGATACGATTGCGATAATGTTTCACTCGATCCATCTAATGTAATGAACTGTTCTACATCAGCTCCGGCCCATCTATAAATAGCTTGGTCATCATCCCCAGCTGCATACATCTTCTTAGAATTTTTATCGAGTATGTGAGCTATATCCCATTGTAGTGGGCTAAGGTCTTGTGCTTCATCAAGGAAAACTAAATCAAACTTGGGGCAAGCTACGTCAGCTTCGTCGATAAAACATTGTAGCATGTCTGTGAAGTCGTATAGCTCGTGCTGTTGTTTGTATTCTTTGTAGCATTTGTCTACATAATTTACAGTATTCCAATCAAAATATATATCTGTTTTGTTATATTGCTTACGAAGAGGTGTTTTGCAAAGACGTGCTAGGTTTATAAGACTAAGAATAGGGTGATCCGTTGCTTGTCTGTCTAGAATGTCATCATCAAGAGATGATCCAAAAACCAAAGGTATTGATATAATCTCACTGAGCTCTTTGTAATGTTCTTTACTCATAACTTGTTCGGACCTTATACCACTGGCACTCAAAGCCAAGCTGTGTAGAGTACGGAAATAAAACAAATCTTTTTCTGGATCCAAATGGAATCGGGCTGAAGCACGTTCCTTAGCTTCAGTAGCTGCTTTTCTTGTAAAAGCTAAAAAAGCTATACTGGTAGGAGGCACTCCACTTTCTAATGCTTTATCTAACATGTTAAGCAATGTAGTGGTTTTACCCGTCCCAGGTGGTCCAAATATTCTGAACATTAGTTTGGTGTTTCTGTTCCGACTGTTTCGTGCCAGTCAATTATGGGATAAACAAACATAGGAGTGCCATCTCCCAACCATGCTCCAACAACATTAAAGTCCATCCACTCAACAGCTTCCTCGTAAGACCAGCCCTCTCGCTTCATAAATATCTCACAACACTTCTCATAATCATAAACAAGAATGTCGTTTTGACCGCAACGTGATCCAACACCTATAATAGCTTCATCTAAGCCATCGGCTTTCAACATAGGAACGTCTTCGAGTATAGGTTTATCTGTCATTAGAATGGTGTCTCCT